GATGAAGACGGTAACATCTATGTAGAAGATACGTATAACTTTGACCCTAAGAATAAGGCAGACAAAACTGCTCCTACACTAGATAAGCTACTAATGGCTGCCGATGCTATTAAATCAGATATGTCTACATACGGCAAAGCACACCGTATTGGAGAGCTTTTTGTTAAAGATATTCCAATGAAGATTAATTTAGGTAATGCAGCTGATTTAGGAATCAGTGAAAAAGAACTCTCTCGTCTACCTATGTATCGTGGATACGAAGAAGAAGTAACTGTAGATCGAGATAAATCTATGGCAGAGCAGTTTGGTAGCTCGTTGAAAGATTTGTTCGGATAATGACAGCATTAAACGTAAAGCTACTAGAGTGGCAGCAAGAGGTATTTAGTGATCCTACACGCTTCAAGATCGTGGCAGCTGGTCGTCGAACAGGTAAGTCTCGACTTGCAGCATGGAAACTTATCCTTAATGCACTACAAGTTGAGCGTGGTCATGTCTTTTATGTAGCCCCTACACAAGGACAGGCACGTGACATCATGTGGTCTACGTTGCTAGAACTTGGTCATGAAGTAATTAAGAATGCTCACATTAACAACCTACAGATTACGTTGATTAATGGGGCTACAATTTCATTGAAGGGTGCTGACCGTCCTGAAACCATGCGTGGTGTAAGCCTCAAATACCTTGTCATGGACGAATACGCTGACATGAAGCCAGAAGTGTGGGAACAAATTCTCCGTCCTGCACTAGCTGACCAGAAGGGCGGTGCACTCTTCATTGGAACACCTATGGGTCGTAACCACTTCTACGACTTGTACATGTACGGTGAAATGGGTGATGACCCTACGTACAAGAGTTGGCACTTTACGTCTTATGACAATGAGTTGCTAGACCCTGAAGAGATTGACATGGCTAAGAAGTCAATGTCATCGTTTGCATTCAAGCAGGAGTTTATGGCTTCGTTTGCTGCTCAGGGTAGTGATATATTTAAAGAAGACTGGGTACAGTTTGATGACGAAGAACCAGAAGACGGGGATTACTACATCGCCATTGACCTTGCTGGATTTATTGACACCTCGTCAACAAGCAAGAAGAACAAACGACTCGATAACACTGCAATCTCAGTTGTAAAAGTAAACCAAGATGGTTGGTGGGTTAAAGAAATAATCTACGGACGTTGGACGTTAGACAAGACAGCAGAGAAGATATTTAATGCTGTGGCTAAGTACCAACCTTCAGCAGTGGGCATAGAACGTGGTATTGCTAAACAAGCAGTCATGTCCCCACTATCTGACCTAATGAAACAACGCAGTCGTTTCTTCCGTGTAGAAGAACTGACGCACGGTAACAAAAACAAAATAGACCGTATTGTCTGGGCACTACAAGGACGCTTTGAACACGGCAACATTACACTGAACAAAGGGGATTGGAATAATGAATTCCTTGACCAGTTGTTTCAATTCCCTAACCAATTAGTGCATGACGATTTAATCGACTCCCTTGCATACATAGACCAGATGGCTTCGGTTGTCTACTATGATGAGTGGGAAGAAGATGACTTTGAAATGCTTGACCCGATAGCAGGATATTAAGCTATGTATGATGATAATGAATTAGAATTTGGTAACGACCTTACCACATGGATTATGGGTAAATGCGAGGATTGGCGTGATCATTATGACACCACTTACCGCAATGACCATGAAGAATACTACCGCCTATGGCGTGGCATTTGGGCTGAAGAAGATAAGATGCGTCAGAGTGAACGCTCTCGCCTTATTTCTCCTGCCTTGCAACAGGCTGTCGAGTCTAGCGTTGCAGAAGTAGAAGAAGCTACGTTCGGTCGTGGTAAATGGTTTGATATTCGTGACGATAAAGCAGATCAAAACCCACAAGACATTCAACTACTACGTGGACAGCTAGAAGAAGACATGGAGTTTGTTAAAGCTCGTAAGTCTGTAGCAGAGTGTATTCTTAATGCTGCCATCTACGGTACTGGTATTGGCGAGATTGTGCTAGAAGAAGTTACAGAACTAGCTCCTGCTACGCGTCCTGCCCTTGATGGTGCTATGCGTGCTATTGGTGTAACAGAGAAACAACGCTTTGTTGCTAAGCTAGTGCCTGTACTACCACAAAACTTCTTGATTGACCCTGTTGCCACTAACATTGAAGAGGCTCTAGGCGTAGCAATTGACAAGTTTGTACCTAAACACATCGTTGAAGAAGGTATTGCATCAGGTATTTACTTCGATGTTGACCTAGAAAACTGTTCACATGATGACGCTATTGCCTTCGATTCAGAAGAAGAAACGCAATATGACGATGACAAGGTTAGGTTGACTACATATTACGGTAAGGTTCCGGCTGACATCTACAATAAAGAGATGTACGGTGACTACGAAAGCGAAGAAGACGCTGAAGACATGATGGAAGGGGCGTATGTTGAGGTTGTTGCAGTTATTGCTAACGAATCTGAACTGCTTAAGCTAGAAGCTAACCCTTACATGATGGGTGATCGCCCTGTTGTCGCGTTTGCATGGGACAACGTACCGTCACGTTTTTGGGGTCGTGGTGTTTGTGAGAAAGGATACAACAGTCAGAAGGCTCTTGACACAGAACTTCGTGCACGTATTGATGCTCTTGCTCTAACTGTACACCCAATGATGGCTGTCGATGCTTCACGTCTACCACGCGGTGCTAAGATGGAAGTGCGTCCCGGAAAAACCTTGCTTACTAACGGTAATCCTGCAGAAATCCTGCAACCGTTTAAGTTTGGCAACCTTGATCCGAATACGTTCAACCAATCGGCTCAACTACAGCAGATGGTTCAGCAAGCTACAGGTGCTATTGACACTGCAGGTATCCCATCATTTGCAGGTTCTGAGGCTACGGCAGCAGGTATTAGCATGTCGTTGGGTGCAATCATTAAACGTCACAAGCGTACACTGATTAACTTCCAAGATAGCTTCCTAATTCCGTTCGTAACTAAAGCTGCACACCGTTACATGCAGTTTAACCCTGAACTATATCCTGTTCAGGACTACAAGTTCATCTCTTCTTCTTCACTAGGTATTATTGCACGTGAATACGAAGTGACTCAGCTTGTACAGCTACTGCAAACTATGGGTCAAGACAGTCCATTGTACGTCACGTTGGTTCAATCAATCATTGATAACATGAACCTATCGAACCGTGAAGACTTGATTGCTCAGATTCAGCAAGCAGCTCAGCCTGACCCACAAGCAGCACAGATGCAACAGGCACAAGCTCAGCTACAGCTACAGCAAGCTCAACTTCAACTTGAATACATGCAAGCACAGGTTGCTGAAATCAACAGCCGTGTACAGCAGAACTCTGTCGAAACTCAGTTGCTACCATTTGAAGCAGAATCAGAACGTATTCGTAGCATGTCTGTTGGTATGCGTGATGAAGACCCAACTCAGCAAGACTTTGAGAACAAAACTAAGGTTGCAGAGTTGGCACTGAAAGAGAAAGACTTGAACATTAAAGCAGAAGCAATGCGTAACCAATTACGTATGGCGGCAATGAAAGGAAATAAATGATGGTCACACAGAAAGATATACAGGATGTAGTCAAAGCTGTGAACGAAGTGTTGCGTGAGATTGATAAACGTCTCATCGCTTTAGAGGAGGCGGCTAAGAAGCCGTCTTCTACTACACGTAAAAAAGTTGCAGGAAAGTAAAGAAAAGACTTGACAAATACTGCAAAGTATGCTATGGTTACAGGCACTATTAACATAACACAGGGATAAAGTCAATGACTCCTGAACTACAAAAGTACTACGAAACATACTTCGATCTATTCGCAACTGAAGGTTGGAAACAATTTATTGAAGATGTTAAAGAATCAGCAGACACTTTCAATGTACGCCATGTTGAAAATGAAACTGCGCTTAAATTTGTTCAAGGTCAACTGACCGTAATGGACAAGATTGTTAACTGGGACAACATGGTTAAGGCTGCGTTTGAACAAGTTAACGAACAAGATGAAGAATAAACCCACAGCTTTGGGCATGGGCCTCTTCTTAATTTTATCCACAATACTGTTATCAGTACGGAGTTTATAATGGCAGAACTACTTGATGATGATTATCAAGATGAAACCCTACAAGAGGGCGAAGAGTACACATCCTTTGACGAACCGGACAACGAACCGGACAACTCAGCAGAGGAACAACCTGTAGAGCCAGAGGCTACGCAGGACGAAGACGATGACATTCCGGACAAATACCGAGGCAAGAGTGCCAAAGAAATTGTTCGAATGCACCAAGAAGCTGAGAAGCTGCTGGGTCGTCAGAGTTCAGAGGTTGGTGAGCTACGCAAACTAGTAGATAACTTTATCTTATCTCAGACAGAAGCTGCAAAGCCCAAGGAAGAAGAAGACGATATTGACTTCTTTGAAGACCCACAGAAAGCAATCGAAGCTGCTATCAATAAGCATCCTAAAGTTCGTGAAGCAGAACAAGCATCTGCTGCTATGAAACAACAGGCTGCGGTAGCAACATTGAAAGCTAAGCATCCGGACTATCAAGAGGTTCTTGGTGATCCAGCATTTTCTGAGTGGGTACAGGCAAGCAAAATACGTATGGAACTTTATAACCGTGCTGACCGTGCTTATGATGCTGATTCAGCAGATGAGTTATTGTCAACATGGAAAGAGCGCCAGCGTGTTGTGAACCAGACAAAAGAAGTAGAAGAAAAAGAGTTATCACGTCAACGTAAAGCTGCTGCAACAGGCGGTGGCAAAGGTGGCGGTGAAGGACGTTCTCGAAAAGTATATCGTCGTGCTGACATTATCAACTTAATGCAAAACGATCCGGCTCGTTACCTTGAGTTAGCTGACGAAATTACTGCAGCTTATTCCGAAGGTCGAGTCAAATAAGATAACACTATTAGAAGGTAAATTAAAATGGCTCTTGGCTCAAATCATGTAACTAATACAACTGCTGCTACTTTTATCCCAGAACTATGGTCTGACGAAATCGTAGCTGCGTACAAAAACTCGCTAGTAATGGCTAACGTAGTAAACAAAATGCCAATGAAAGGTAAGAAAGGTGATACTATTCACATTCCTAAGCCTACTCGTGGTACTGCGTCTGCTAAAGCTGCTTCTACTCAAGTAACTCTACAAGCTGCTACTGAGTCTGAAGTTGTTGTTACTATCGACAAACACTACGAATACTCACGTCTAATCGAAGACATCACTGAAGTACAGGCTCAGGCTTCTCTTCGTAAGTTCTACACTGATGACGCTGGTTACGCTCTAGCTAAACAGGTTGATACTGACCTATTTGCTGAAGCTGTTGCATCATTCACTAAGTACTACGTTGATGGTTCTAACGGTCTAGCTTCTTACGCTGTTGACACTGTTGCTGACACTGACAAGTTCACTGACC